ACACTTTTGGCCTTAACTCCTAAAGCATTGACATATTCTGTTGTGACTGTATCTTTGGTAATTTTGGTGATGTATTCATCTGTTGGTATATCGCCTTTTTTAGCCACATTTTCTGTGCCTTTTACCTGATTCCAGGTAATTTCAGTGTCGGGAGATAATACAAACTCTCCTGTATCCAAATCCCAAAGGGTTTTACCTTCTTTATCCGCGATTAATCCCGTTATAATCGCATCTGCAATCATTCCTTTTGCTGTTGCAGCTGTGGTCCATTCCCAATCACGTCCATCAGCTGTTCTTTTTTGAGAAATCTGAAATCCCTGCGTACCAATGGCCAGCGCTCCATAAAGTGGAGATTCTGGATCCAAATCTTCAAATAGAATTGCACGTACATCCTGCTTATGTGCTGCGTCTTTCTGATAGCGAAGCTGAACACTGATTGCGTCCAGGATTCCTTGTACTTTTTCCGCTGCGACAGTTCCATTTGAATTTACAATATTCTCGATTTTTGAAACTGTAGAATTCCACTGGTCCAGAACATTGTATTCATAATCTCCAAGCGTTACTTCTTTTACTGAATCTGTAATGCAGTCCCATTTAAGAATGATTGCTCTTGCTTTGGTAGTAATACCAAGACGTTTGTTATAACATCCTACGGTATCGCCTAAACCAATTCTTACAAGGTCCTTGAAGTCCTTGTATTCTTCGGTATTTTCAATCGAAACCATATCAATATCGATTGTGACTCTATAAAGGTCAATGCCGGCTTCGAACTGCTCATTGCATTTGGCGGTGAGTGCTGCATCCAATTCTTCCTGGGAATTGCATACGATAAGTCCTGTGGTATCTTCCCCTTCCATCAAGTCCTCATAGAATTTAATATCTTCAAACTTGATTTCTCTGGTATAGACTTTTGCATATTTCTGAATTAATGGTGAGTCCACATAATCCGTTGAAAGTGTCCGGCCATTGAATGCCACAGGTACGATTCTGGTCACGACTTCCGACATATCCTCTTTGAATGAAATACCATTCATATTCATGCCATAACGAACGGATGCGCCATAATCACCGCCAGCACGTTCATTTACGATGACTTTGTAATTGTCATATATTGGCTCACCACCCCATATACCTGTAAATGATGGACTTTCACCATTCAAACAGTCCATGAAGTTTCTTCTGACAAAATAAGCAGTATTTACAGCTGATATATTGGACTCACCGCTGTATTTACTGCCTTCTGTCATGATATCTAACGCTTGCTGGCCATTCTTTCCTGTTGGTCTTTTATCCAGCAAAAACAGTTCATCTGCCGAATCAAAGAAAATCGGATAAGCTTTTACTGTGATTTCAGTATCCTGCTTATCCGTTTCATCAATTCTATACAGCTGTTTTTTACCCATGAATGTCGGTACTGCCAGCACCGCTTCTTTTACCAGGTGTTTCCAGCGACCCTCCTCGTCAATTGGATGTGTCATATCCAAATACCAGGAACCGCCAAGCTCTGCCTGTGCGTCACACAGTGTAGGAAACAATACCGCGTCACCATTCATATCATAATTGTTATTATTTGGTGCATAAATCTGTATCATTACAAACACCTCCATCTAGGTATAACTTTACAGGTAAATCCGTCGGATACTGTGATAACATTCTCGCCCTCCTGCAGATACAGGTCTTCATAATCACCGGATAGAGCAGTATTTTGTGCTGTTCCATCACTTCGATATGAAATCATCTTTTCTGTATCGATAACAATGTCTCCTGCTACATTGACCTTTACTGTGACGTCGTTTACTGTGAGAGTGCAGAGGCCTTCACCGGTGAATTTGTAAAGTGGCATAGACACTATTCCTGGATTATACAATTTATCATTGGAATCATATTCTGATTTTCCATCATACAAATAACTTAGTCCATCTTTTGTAATAAATGTTGCATTGAACACTCCTATACGACGTCCTTTTTTCTCATTTTCATTTACGATTACTTGACTAATTTTATAAAACACTGATGGATCATCCGCAAATTTCAGTTCTGTATCTACTGCAGAAAGCCACTTCTTTGCCTCTCGCCACCTCTGGCCCCACTGTTCTTCAGGACCAATATAATTAAATTCTATAGGTATCGATGTCGACTCATAAATTCCTTTTCGAACCAACATCTCTCCATCTCTTCCTGGAACTCTAATCTTTTCTACTAATTCACTTGCTGCAGGAATTGCAGGCTTTGCTTTCATATATATTCCAAGAGTTGATCCCATAATGTTATTAAACTGAATATCTATCATACTTTCACTCCTTGTGAACGCATTTTAGCATTCATCTTATCACTAATTCTTTTCAACAACATTTCTGTTAAGACTGTTTCAATTTTTGTGCCACCGATATAAATTTCATTTTCTGCAACAACACATAGTTCTGAAAATGCTTCTTTCATAGTTGCAACGAGCACATTATTATTTGCACTATTTTCTTCACGAATATAGTTCTTCAACAAGTCAATAGGCAATACTGCCTCTGCTCCAGCTTCTCCACCGCCTAATAGACTATTGCCATTCATTCCAAATATAGTCGGATTTGTAAGGATACCGCCTTTGGCATACCATGCAACACTAAATGTCGGTACACTTGGTGGTCTCAAAGAAAAATCTCCACTGATACTAAAATGTGGAAGTCTTATCTTCGGCAGTTTCCATTCAAAATCAAATAATCCTATCAGCCAATCTTTAATTGACGTCAGGAAATTTTTCATTCCATTAAAGATACTGTTTACACCATCTCTGAACCATTCACACTTATTATAAAGTGTAATTAATGTTGCTATTACGGCCATTATTGCTGCTAAAATCAGACTTAATGGATTTGCAGATAACACTGCCCAAAGTGCTTTTGCACCACCACTGGCCACTTTCATAAATGATGTTAGACTCGATATCCCAGAACTCACTTTCCCTATCACTCCAAATAATGTGGATGAAGATGCAGTAAGTAATAGCACAATTCCAATCACCGCCTGCACACTTTCCGGCAAATCATTAAACTTTCCTAATAGTTCCGCCGCCAATGAAGTTAACTCGCTGATAATCGGTGCTATTGTTTCAGCTAATTCTGCTGTAGCTTCCTGAAACTCGTACGTCGACTCTTTTGACTTAACCAGTTCTTCATTGTTTTTTACATATTCGTTATATGTATCGTTAAGTCCAGCACTTGCTAATGTTTCTAAAACATAGTTTTGGCGCTCTGTCTCTGAAGTAAGAGACTGCATTTTTTCGGTAAAGCTTTCAGCTCCAATACCTAATCTGTCCAATAGTTCTCCGAACTGGCCAGTGGCTTCACCGCTAGCTAAAGTTTCTTGTAATGAATCTGACAAACTTTCAATTTTGAGTGTATCCGGAAAACGAAGATATGCTCCTGATAATCCTTCAACTGCTTTTTCCAAATTGCTTTCTGTAAAACCTGCCTGTAATAGGTTAGACATTGCTTCCACAGAAGAATCTGTCTCTCCTGAAATAACGTTAAACGTTTTCATGGAATCTCTTGCAGCATCAATTCCTACACCAGCCTCTTTTGCATTATTATCAAGCATTGATAATTCAGTTCTAAGTTCTTCTGTAGCTGGTACCGTAGCAACTGCTGCCGCTAGAACACCTGTAGCAGCTGCGGAAACTCCACTTAAACTTTCACTTGTGCTCTTTGCTTTCTTCCCAAAATCATCTAATTTCTCTGTGTATTCCTTGATCTTAGATGAACCTTTTTCTAATTCACTTTCAACTGCTGCTAAGCCTTTTTGATAATTATTCAATTGCGTTTTCGCTTGATTTAACTGTGCAGCTTTATCATGAATTGCTTTTTCATTTCTATTCTCTGCACTTTGCAGTTCTTCTAATTCTTGTTCAAGTAATTTTACTTTATCTGCATAATCTAATGTCTGCTTAGCTAAAAATTCTTGTTTTGTTCTTAATTTTTCTAATGAGGTGGTGTTCTTATCCCATTGGCTTTGAGCCAACTTGAATTCTGAATAATTTTCCTTAATTGAACTATTTACTTCACTTAGGCTTTTCTTGAAATCAATCGCACCATCTGCGGTAAATACTAGTCCAACCCTTTTTAAATCATCTGCCATATAATGCTCTCACCTCTTCTCGTTTTTTATTTGTAAATGCTTCGTAACACTCTATAAAAAAAACTGGGCATATGCTGTGATAGAACCAAAGATATACAACTCTGCTTTTCTTTCTACCTGCTCTAACGCATAATATTTCTGACTCATGTTAAGCAAATCGT